GACAGCGTATGCATCCCATACAATCTTGTGTGTCTTACGTAGCTTAGTGAGTTCAGCATCAGCGATGATACTAAAGTCATCAATGATGATGGCAGAGTACTGAGCTACATTGGTTTTCTTATCACTTAGAACTTGAAGCAGTTGCTCCACGTCCACTGCTTCTAAGCAAGCAGGCTCCCAGTCGATCCAACTCTTACATGAGAGTCCTCCCCTTGGAGCGATGAACAAGCCATTCGGGAATGCTCTCAAGGTTGCTAAGGTTTTACCTGTCTTTGGTCGTCCGTATAGGATACCGAACACAGGGTTTTGTTTAGAGTTACTTCTAGCGTTCATACTATTCTCCCCACTTACAAATGTTTGCTTTGGGACATTCCCCATACGGTGTCCAACAGGCTGTCTCGTGATAGACTGCGGGCCATTCATTAGGAGGAAGGTCTTTGTACTTCCTGATTATTCTCTCTGCGTATATGATTGTTTGTTTTAAGTCTTGTACTGCTACTGGTGCTGATTCTAATGTTGGTCTTGTAAACTCGAATTTCCCATCGAGGCTCTTGGGGAATTGTAGCATGTTCAGCATCACTCCTGCAAACTTTTCGCCCCACAATTTTCGACCGAACAACTGATAGCCCAGCATCTGACCGGACAATGCGTACCGCTTGACGACCTTCGGAGCGATGCGTGCCGTGGACTTGTGGTCGATAATGTGGACGTTTCCACCCCTGTCCCTGACAATGAGGTCGGCTCGCTGAGTATACAGGTAGGTCGTATCTAATTCCTCATCATAGACATTAGCTCTAAGCTCTTTCTCTACTCCTATTATTTCCCACTGTTCTGCATTCCAATGGAACTCATAGTTCTCTACAACCCTTTGAGCTATCTCTGCAAACTGCATCCAAAGCTCACTACCTGTTCGAGCGTACTCCTGAATGGACAAACAAGTAATAGCTTCCCCTGCCCTGTACCATTCATCAGGGTCTTCCCCTCTCTGCTCTGACTGCATCCGTTTGTAGTGGTGGGCTAGTCCTATGTGAACAAGGGACCCCTTCACTAGAGCAGGCTTATCCCAATCTGTTCCTAGTGCGTAGAGTCTAGGGCATCTCAGTACTGTCTGTAGTCTATGCCATCCTGCTTCGGATGGTCCTGCGTTAAGTAATTGCTTAGTCATGCTATCTCCTGGGTAGGTCAGTTAAAAGCTAGGGTAATTAAAATCGAACGAATATAGTGGTTCTTTTCTTTCGATCTTGGTTTCATGCTAGCTCCTGGGTAGGTCAGTTACAGTTGTGAACTGTGGGACACGTCGAGACTCATCAAAGATTAACAGACACGAAGGCGCAGGCGCAGAAGCCGTAGCCCCCACAAATTTAACCCGACCTTTGATAAGCCTTATCTCTGCTGCCTTCATAGCCCAGTCATGCCACCACTTAGTGTCACTACGGACAAAGGTGAGCACCACAACAGTACATCCCTTCAAGGACTCAAGGTAAGCTTTCTCTATCCACTTACCTATGTCTTTCCCATAGGGAGGGTTAAGCCATACCGCGTGGCGTCCGGGGACTAGCCTTGCCCAGTCTCGCTCAAGGCTATCCTCGGAGATAAATTGGAAGCATTTGGAGTTGGCCCCAGAGGGCTCAGCCGCTGCGTCTAACCCAAAGTCAAACTCCTCATGGAGTACCCGGTACAAAGCTCGGGGGGTTTCCCAGTCTTGTTTCTTCGATGAGTGTAGTTGATCTTCATTCCATGCTGTCGTCATCCTCTACTCCTCCGTTGGGTAAATAATATTCTCTCCATCATTCAATAAGCCTTGACGAATGTACCGAATGATTTGTTTTGACCTCGCTCTGTCTTCTCGTGTAGCGACTGAATCAAGGGTGATTAGTAGGTGGTTGGGAATGCGTAAGCTGATCATCCCTAAACCTTTCCGCCTCCATCCTCGCTTATCCTTCGTCTTCTTCCGAGCCATCTTGTACCTCCATTAGTTGTAGAATGTCTGCGATGACAGCATCCTCATCCTGTTCTCCTGCTAGCGTACTGGCTAAGCCAGCCGCTTCACTATCGTTTAGCGTACTACTCACTGCTTCAAGCTTGCCGAGTAGGATGTCAGCTACGTGCTCATCCACTGTACCCTCGGCTACCATGTACATAATCAAGACCGGACGAGTGGAACCCTTACGAGAGAAGCGTCCCTCTGCTTGGGTTACTTGTCCTGGGGTCCAGGGTAGTAAGGAGAAGATAGCTAAGTCTGTATGCTGTAGCCCATCTACTGCCTCACCGAAGGCATCGGTAGTACCAACGAAGATGGAAGGCTCTTCGCACTGGGAGTAAGCCGTCACCATACTATCCCGCTCCTTAGTACTGACCCCACCATGACCCCACCATAGGGGAACGTGGTCAGGCTTACCCTTCTCTAAGGCTGCGGCTATCCTCTCACAATCCGTACGTCGCCCAGTAAAGATTACCACCTTCTGCTTAGCATCGACAGCTTCGAGTACTGTCTCCACTACGTAGCCTCGCTTCCTGCTCGCAGCTTCTAGTAACCTCATCTCGAAGAGAGCTTGAGTCCCGCTCTTGGCTGCTCGCTTAAGGTCAGCAGCAAAGGCAGCGGGTCTGTTCTGGTCTGCCCTAGACAGGTAGCATAGCTGTCTTCGCTTAGGGGGTAACTGCTTTGCCATCTCTGCGTACTTCACTACATGGCAAACCTCTTGGAGCCTAGCCTGTAGCTCCTCCTTATTCGACACACCGTTCTCATCCCAAGCTCCGTACTGGTTTTGAACTGCGTCACAATATCTCTTCTTAAACTCTAAGCTATGCCCCCAACAGTTAGGCTCAATCAAATCAAGCTGAGCCCAAAGGTCACCAAGGACATTACGGATAGGGGTAGCCGTTAAACCTAACCGACGCCTTGCAGCATGGGCTAAACGCATAGCCGCAACAGCGATGTTATCAAGCAGACGATAACCCACAGAACCATCTCCTCTGATATGTTTCTCTTTACGCTTCCAACTCTTAGCCTTATGAATCTCATCGAACACCACCGAGAATCTGTTTTGTTTACCCCATCGAGTTAGCTCCCCTACCCAGTAGGGTAGGCACTCCCAACCGATGATGACCATGCGTACTTCTTTCCCTATCTTCTCGGGAGTCTGTCCCTCTAAGATTAAGGGTTGGATAAAAGATAACCGTTCTACCTCTCGCCTCCACTGTCGTCTAGCTGTAGCTCTAGTGATCACTACGATAGGTCCACCCCAGGTATCACTGAGGGACCAGCAGATAGAGGTTGCAGTCTTACCAGCACCACAAGCATGCCAAAGGTTAGAGCCTAATCTATCTTGAGCGTAGTGCCATGCTTCCTTCTGATAGTCGGTGAGCCAATCAGGAACCCAATCCCTTAGAGCTTTAGGGGGCTTGTCCCAAGGGGGCTCTGACTTAGCTTGGATGGGCTTACGAGTTAGTAGGTTACGACAGTTAACCGGAGGTCCGACAGCTACGTCGGACCTCCTTACCTTTACTCCCGGTACATCATAGAGATACCGAGAACTAACTGAAGAGCTATACCTTAGCCGCATCTGTTCGCCCATCTGGTTACGCGACGAAGGTCGCGGGCTATCGCATCGGGAGTGCGGTCAACGGTTTCGATTAAGGTAAGCGCTATCACTAGCCTGCCGTGCCTGCCGAAGTGGTAGGTCACGTCCTCGTCAACCTTGAGGAGGTCTATGTATTCCTCCCAGCGGAAATAGTTGTTGCTCCAACTGCCGTCGTCGCGCCTGTCTTGGCTCTCGACCACATAGCCTGCTTTGTTAAGAATCTCTTCACAGCTAACGTCTCGGTAGCGTGTCATGCAGATGTATCTGGCAAGGTCCAGTGGCATCGAAGATGCCTCCTTCCATGGAGCGCGCCCTCTTCGCCATTTAATAACACGAGGTCCACAAATGGAGTTGCGTAGTCGTACCTCGTAGTGTGCCTTGCGCTTATAGGTGTGTCTGACTCCGAAGTATTCACCTAGAGGGTCGATGCCATGCTCGTGAACGTACTGTCGGTAGGTATCCCAAGAGTCTTCATGTTCGTGTAGGGTTGGCACGTCGGTTTCCTCTACATCCTCGTGGTCCTCGCCGTCAAAGAGGGTGTAGCCTGACCCGTCAGGCTTCAGCAGATATGACTCTTTATTCCATTGCCCGTTGAATACTGCGAGTGTTGTTACTTCGTTAAACATTATTAAGCCTCCTTAAAGTTAAAGTAAAAACGAGGGTTATGCTGAAACATCAGCGTACCCTCTACGTTGTCGTGTTTACGTCTAACCACAACATATGGAGCACCGAATCCCACTACACTGAAGTCCTCTTGCAATTCTTTAGTGTCCCATACCTGACCTACCCTAGCTTCTAGCTTCTCTCTATCTGTTGCGTTTCTATTTACGTGTGCTGTTAACTCGCTTCTCAATCGTTCTATTGGGTCCATGCTATACCTCTTCTCTAAGTTCATTCTGAATCTCACGGTTCATACATTCTGCTTCTTGCCTAGCTACCGGATGCCATAGGGAATTGATTGGGTCACCGGGTTTGTAGTTATCTCGTGCCCATCGGATAAAGCTCTTCTCCTCTTCCGAAGTAAGGTTACGAAATAACTTAGCATC